TAGCCACACAAATTCCAATGAGCGAATGGGTTGATTCAGACGACATTTTAACAGCTATCGAAGTATTGGAGCAGAGGTATGGCAAGTGAAACAATCGCCTACAATAAAAAAGACCTGCGCGATATTTACAAGGCTTTTAAACTTATGGATGACCAAGCTACTGACGAAGCACGCCGTCAATCTGCTGCTCTGGCGTATTTTGCATCTGAAGAAATTAAACAAGCAGCTGGACAAAGAACAAAGGCTGGCAAAGTTGCGCAGAGAGTCGCGGATGGCGTTAGCATCTCTAAGTCAAGCAAGATCGGTGAATTCAGTTATGGATTCGCACGCCAGAAATTTTCAGGTGGTGCTACTACGCAAACCCTATGGGGTGGCATTGAGTTTGGTTCAAATAAATTCAAACAGTTCCCTGCATATTCTGGGCGGTCAGGTCGTGGATCTCGCGGATGGTTCATTTATCCAACCCTTCGCAGAATTCAGCCTGAATTGATTAATAAGTGGGAAGAAAGTTTTAATCGCATCATTAAGGAATGGATCTAATGGCAACCGGTAATAGAACTTTAAAGTTATCAATCCTCGCCGATGTTGATGATCTAAAAAAGAAGTTAGGCGAAGCCGACAAGGCTGTCGAAACTAACTCAAGTCGAATTGCAGATTTTGGAAAGAAGGCTGCTGCTGCATTCGCGGTAGCTGCTGCTGCTGCCGTTGCCTATGCCAGCAAATTAGCCATTGATGGGGTCAAGAGTGCGATAGAGGATGAGCAGGCACAGTTAAGGTTAGCCAACGCTCTAAGACAGGCCACAGGGGCAACAGATGCCCAAATAGCGGCAACTGAGGACATGATCCTTCAGACTAGCCTTGCAACTGGCGTTGCCGATGACCAATTAAGACCGGCATTACAGAGATTGGCGGTATCTACAAAATCAACTGAGGAAGCACAAAAGTTATTAACCCTTGCTTTAGATATTAGCAAAGCATCAGGTAAAGATTTAGAAACTGTCACAAATGCTTTAGGTAGAGCACAAGATGGAAATGTTACTTCACTTGGTCGATTAGGTCTTGGCTTATCAAAAGCCGAATTGTCAACTCTTACATTCACTGAGGTTCAACAGAAACTTGCTGATCTTTATGGTGGCGCAGCAGCTACAAATGCTGAAACCTTTCAAGGAAAAATCGATCGCTTAAAAGTAGGATTTGATGAAGCTAAAGAATCACTTGGCACAGCCTTACTACCTGAAATTGAAAAGTTTATTGGATTCTTAAACGAAACTGGCATTCCAAGCCTAAATGCTTTTATTGCAGGATTAACTGGAGCAGGTGGATTAAATCAAGGATTTACCGAAACTCAAAGAAATGCAGAATCTTTTGGTAGAGCGATTAGTGTCGTGGCTGGAATTGTTTCAGGATTTATTACATTTTTGCGTGAAGCAATTGGTTTAGTTGTATCTTTAGCTAATCAATTGGCTAGAGTGTTAAATCTAATACCGGGAGTTAATTTAGGACAATTACCAAACCCAGCCCCATCTGCTGGAAGATCATCATTACCAAATGTGCCTAGTTCAAGTGGTAATTTCGGTGGTGGCGGTATGGGTCAGATAACAAACATTACAGTTAACGCAATTGATGGCGAAGGTGCTGCAAGAGCCGTTGCAAAGGTAGTTAATCAATCAGCTGCTCGAAGCGTGCCATTATTTACTGGTAATGGTATTAGACTTCAATGAGTGCTTTTACACCTGACTGGAAGTTAACTGTCGGTGGGGTTGATTATACTGACATAGCAATAAGCGACATTCAGCATGAAGCAGGTCGCACAGATATTTACCAACAGCCATCACCATCATATTGCTCAATTACCTTTATTGCTTTAAATGGTCAAACCTTACCTTTTGATATAAATGATTCTTTTGACTTACAAATAAAAGACTCAACCGGATCTTATGTAAGTTTATTTGGTGGCGACATTACCGATGTGACTGTTGAGGTGGGATCTACCGGATCAGCTGCCACAATTGTTGAATACACACTTATTGTTATGGGTTCATTAGTTAAGTTAGCCAAAGAAATTTGGGATGATAACATTTCTCAAGATGAGGATGGTAACCAAATCTATGAGATTCTTTCAAGTGTATTGCTTGGAACTTGGAATGATGTGCCATCTGCTACAACTTGGGCAACTTACAATGCAACTGAAACTTGGGCTAATGCAGTCAATCTAGGACTTGGCGAAATCGATCAACCTGGTCTTTACACCATGAGTTCCCAATCAAATGTTACTAACACTATTTACAATGTAATTTCAGATATTGCAACTTCAGCTTTTGGATATATTTACGAGGACAATGCAGGAAATATAGGTTATGCAGATGCAGACCACAGGCAGAATTATCTTTTAGTTAATGGTTATGTGCAACTAGATGCTCGCCATGCGTTAGGCGCTGGCTTATCTACAATTATGCGATCAGCAGATGTCCGAAATGATATTTATATAAATTATGGCAATAATTACAATTCACAGGTTGATGCCACAGATGCCGCTTCAATTGCCTTATATGGTTACAAAGCCGAAACGATTAACTCTCGGGTTCATGGAACTGTCGATGCTCAGGCTATTGCAGATCGATACATAGCCCAAAGAGCCTACCCAATTCCAGCATTTCAATCGATCACCTTCCCAATTACTAGCCAAGAAATAGGTAATGCAGATCGTGATGATCTACTAGCTGTATTCATGGGAATGCCAGTTCATATTCAAAACCTACCGACCCAAATTTCAGGTGGGGATTTTGAAGGTTATGTTGAAGGATGGTCTTGGAGTACTCGGTTCAATGAACTGTTTCTCACAATCAATGTTTCCCCAGTCGCATTTAGCCAAGTGGCGATGCGTTGGAATACAACCCCAGCCACAGAGGCTTGGAACACTTTAAGCCCAACTTTAACTTGGGAATACGCTACAATAATCTCATAGGAATAGGATAAAATGGCAACCACTACTAATTACAGCTGGAGCACTCCAGACGATACAGCACTGGTCAAAGATGGTGCGCTGGCTATTCGGACACTTGGTTCATCTGTTGATACAACAGTTAAAAACCTAAATCCAGAAACCACAACTGGAGCAATTTCTTATCGTGGCGCAACTGCTAATCAAAAAACTGCATTGCCAATTGGAACTGCTGGTCAAGTATTACAAGTAAATTCTGGCGCAACTGCTCCTGAGTGGGCAACTTTTTCCGCAAACGCCATGACTAGCATAGCATCAGGTTCAATTGCTGCATCAGCTACTGGTGTTGATATTACAAGTATTCCAAGTACTTACAATGATTTAATTTTAGTTTTAAATAACTATTCTGTTACTTCATCAACAAATTTAAGAATGAGATTTAACAATAATACATCTGGCGATTATAGTTATGTCTTAGCAAATGTAAGCCCTATATTATATCAGGGTCAAACTCAGTTTGTTATTTCATCAAGTATTAATACGACTCAAGCTGGTTTTGCAGCGGTTATCACTATTCCTAATTACAAAAGAGCTTCAGGATATAGACTTTGCGAATGGGTAACAACTGTTGCTGATAATGAAGCAAATAACGGATATGGTTTAAGTCGAGCGACTGCGGTTATTGATAGAGTAACCATTTTTCTATCTACTGGCGATTTCGATGCTGGAACTTATGAACTGTTTGGAGTCAAATAATGTTTATACAAGAACATAATTGCGAAACTGGCGAAATTACACAAAAAGAATTAACTGCCAAACAAATTAAAGATCGCCAAGATCAACATAATGCTGAGGTTGCAGCAAATGAAGCAAGAGAAGCTCAACGCCAAGCAATTCTTGATCGTTTAGGTTTAACTGCCGATGAAGCAAAATTGTTACTTGGCTAATGAAGCCATTCTTATCTAAAGCTGCTGAAACATTCAGAAATCAAGTCAATGAGTGTTATCCAGACAGGGATCGTAAAAGTGATGGATGGCTGGCTTCTGTGGCACATATGGAACGAGCCACTAAATCCGACCATAACCCTGACCCAAAAACAGGATGCGTTAGAGGGCTTGACATTTCTGCTCGGTTATCTGACGACAAAAGGCTTTCAGCATACTTGGCAGATCAAATTAGATTATATGGGAAATCTCAAGGCCGTATCAGTTATGTAATTCATTTAGGCAAAATTGCAAGTCCGGTGCTTAATTGGCGCTGGCGTAAATATAAGGGCTATTCGCCACACGATCATCACATACATATTAGCTTCAAAAAAGATCAAGACAATAACAAAGCAGAGTTCGACATCCCACTACTGAAAGGCAATTAATGAAACTATCTAAAAAACACAAAGCAGCAATTAAGTCATATTTGAGAGCTGTTGCAGCTAGTGGAATTACAGTTGCCCTAGCAATAGTGGCTGACATTCATCCAGCGTATGCAACTATGCTTGGTGCGATTGTTGCGCCTATTGCCAAAGCGTTAGATCCAAAGTCAGGGAGCGAAGCTGATTACGGAATCAATGCTTCATGACAGTCGAATCTTGGGTCGCTATCGTCGTTGGCGTATGCGCCGTATCAACAAGTTTATTAGTGGGTCTGCGCTTTCTTATTAAATCGTACTTATCTGAACTTAAGCCCAATTCAGGAACATCGATCAAAGATCAAATTTCCAGATTAGAAACTCAAAGTTTGCATCTGCAACAGCGTGTTGATGATCTGTTTGTGTTAATCAGTAAGCGATAATTTTGCTATGGCGAACACACGAAAACGCACACCACGCAAAAAGGTTAATCGGAGAGTAGTTCGCCAAACTCCTGAACCCTTATCAAAACTAGATCAATTCTACATAGCCAAACATGAGATATTCAAAGCTGCTCGCCGTGCAGGATTCTCTGAGTCGGTTGCTTTATATTTAATGGACAGCGATCGAATGCCAGATTGGATAGTCGGAGATGGCAACATAATTCCAGTTATTCCAACTCCAGATGAGGATGACGATTAAGCGATACGCTTTTATCAGCGATTTACAAGTGCCATTCTTTGATGAGAATGCAGTCAAGTCAGTAGGCAAGTTTTTAACTAAATTTAATCCACATCGAACAATTCAAATTGGCGATGAGATAGACCTTCCACAATTAGGCGGTTTTAATGCCGGAACTGTTGATGAAATGGTTGGCAATATCCATGAGGATCGATTACTGACCCAAGAGGTATTAACTTATCTTGGCGTTACAGATGTGCTTGGCTCAAATCATGGCATAAGACTTTACCGATCAATTAAAAAAAGACTACCAAGCTTCTTAAATCTGCCCGAGATGCAGTACGAAAAATTTTTGGGTTATGACAAGTTAGGCATTAAATTTCATCCTTACGGATTAGACTGGGCTCATGGCTGGACTGCCGTTCATGGTGACGCTTTCCCGCTATCTCAAGTACCCGGCCAAACGGCCTTAAATGGGGCTAGAAGGCTTGGAAAAAGCGTGGTCTGTGGGCATACCCATAGATTGGGGGTTTCGGCCTTTACAGAGGCATCTAGAGGCCATTTAGGGCGTACTGTGTGGGG